AATACAATTGGAGTTTGGTTGATAAATGTTTGTGTAGACGAACTCCACTCTTTAACACCGAATACACTGGATGCAGTGTCTACCCAATATGTTCCTGCTACAGGAGCACCTACTGGTTCAGTACTAGTAGGTATCAGACCTGCAAGATCTAAATTTGCTCTAACAATATATGCACGTGAACTTACACCTAATGAACTATATGCTGCTTGAAGCCCATATTCGTTTAATTCATTACCATGTAAAGGATTACTGCCACTGTCAGTGTAGAACAATGGGGTTCCAAATGTATCTGTTAGATCACGTTGACTAGTGATTAACCATACTTTACCTGCGTTAGCCGCAGTAGTTCCTAGTGCAACGGTGCCGCTGGGATTTAGTTTATCTTGTTCTGTTGCTACAAATAGCATCGGCACCGTGCCGGGAGCTGAGGGAGTATAAAAACTCTCGTCAATTACGCTTACTTGTACGCCTGGTGAATTCAATATTGCCATTTAACTGTCTCCTTAATGGATTACTTGAGTTATTTACCAATATGACAATAAAATCCTCTGGTTAAATACCCTATAAAGGGCGGGAAAAGGGCGGTGTATGAGAAATTTATGTAATATATGCAATCAAAGACCAGTTGCAGTTAACTACTACAAAGAGGGTAGAATATTTTATAGATCAAAGTGTGATCATTGTGCTAATCAACGAGGGATCGGTATCTCAAAATGGCAATTAGCAGGATACAAACAGAAAACTGTCTGCGACAAATGTAACTATGCTTCTAAACATACTGAACAATTTAATGTATTTTATATCGATGGAAATCCAACAAACTGTAAATTTTCAAATTTAAAAACGGTTTGTGCCAATTGCCAACGAGTACTCCATAAGCTAAAGTTGCCTTGGCGACAGGGAGATTTACGACCTGATTTTTAAATCAAATCGAGTGCAACTTTTGTTGCAAATGGTAAATCAGTATTAGGCAATAAGTTTTTAATCTGATCAAATAATTCATCAATGGTAGAGTCGTTAGATACAATATGATCAATATTACCACCTACCCAAGCAGTTTCACTAGAATGAATTTCTTCATTCTTTAGAAAATTTATTGCATTTTGCACACCTCGATTTGCTTGTATTGCAATATCATACCAATGAGGCTTCATTCCTCTTTGAATTTGTATCACAATGCCGCCGGCGGAATGAATTGCGTCAATTTCGTTAGGAAATCGAACATCACTGATGACAACATTGTCTGTAGTTTTACGTATTTTATTTTCTAAACTAGCAATCCATATATCATCGTGAAATCCACCTCTACAAACTTCAGTACCCCAAAGTTGTAGCATTAATCGCGGAGTGAGATTTGGCATATCTAGTCTATCGGCCCACCAAGTGTCAACTTTTTCTCGCCACTCTCTGGCTTCTTTTGTACGCCCCTCTAATAGAGTACGATCCCAACCAAATATATAAGCTATTGCATCTTTAAGAGTATTTGCAAATGAGTCTCTTCTAAATTGATGATAATTTACAAGATAGTCTGCGGCTGTATCTTTACCAGAATTTATAAAACCCACAAAACCTATAATCATAGCATCTCCTCGTGATACTATAATTTACTATAATTGCGTATAATTGTCAATAATTTTTTTAGCCAATAATGAATGTAAGCGGGGTCCCGCCGTCTTTGTAGTTTACCAGATCCAGCTCTAATGTTTCCATTTCAGCTTTACCTTCCCCTTTTAATGCAGTACCGTTTAAGCTAGTACCACCTTGTGGACTGGCAATTTGATTAAATTTTTCTCGGGCTTCACCTAACATTATTTTACAAGTTGCAAGAGCATAGTCTTTAAGCCATTGATTTGCAAATGGGTCCTGCAATAGATTAAAATCAGGACGATAGTTGAACAACCACAGAAGCACTTCTTCTTCACTTCTAGGACGTTGCATTATAGTTAATTTTTTGGTAGTTTTGTTAAATGTAAAGTTAATTTCACTACCGAACATTTTGCCTACCTGTTTCTGATACGAAGCAAAGGCATAATAGGTAGCTAGGCCACCCATGTTCGAAGAAGTTAATAGATAGGTGTTTGAATAGGCCAAGTTAAATGGTTCATACACTGACCCGCCCTGTCCGCCACCGGACCTTGAGCCCACACTACGTCTAAAAATTTGTCGAACATTAGTAACTTCTTGGGGTAATAGATAGTCGTTTTTATCAATATCCAACATTAAAAATCCGAAACTTTCCTCTACTGCATTACTACTGCGTTGGCGAAACTTGTTTAAAGCACGGTCAATGGCAGTATTATAATGCACAGGGTCTAATTCCACATCCACCATACCAGATCCTAGCATAGGTTTTATGTAATCTATTACTTTTTGGCGTTCGTTTTCATTTTCAGTCATACTAATATTTAGTTGTTTTGTAATGTCTTGATTCAATAAATAACAGACTATGCCAAAACTTTCACTCTATCGTCCAGAAAAAAGCAATGATTTTAAATTTTTAGATCGTTCAATATATGAGCAATTTCAAATTGGTGGTACTGATATATATTTGCATAAGTACCTAGGAGTAATAAATCCACTAGAGGGCGAAAGTAGCCCAACTAAACCTGCTAATGTTGCCGACGCCGGAGAACTGGGTATACAAGACATATTATTCATGGAAAATAGAGATCGTCGCTACGAACCAGACGTATATGTTATTCGTGGAATTTATACACTGCAAGATCTTGATTTTAATTTAAGTCAATTCGGCCTATTTTTACAAAATGATAATATTATGATTACGTTTCATTTACGTGGAACTTATGATGCACTGGGTAGAAAAATCATGGCAGGAGATGTTATTGAATTGCCTCACCAAAAAGATGAATATGCATTGGATGACAGTTTAGTAGCATTAAAAAGATTTTATGTAATAAGTGAAGTTACTCGACCTGCAAACGGATATAGTCAAACTTGGTATCCACACTTACTTCGTGCAAAATGTCAACCATTAGTTGATACTCAAGAATTTAAAGAAATTCTTGACAAAGATTCTGGAGCAGAAGATGGCAGTACATTAAGAGATCTACTATCTACATATCAAAAGAACATTGAGGTAAATGATCAAATAATAGCACAAGCATTAGTTGATGCTGAGGAGAGCGGATATAAAACTAATCAGTTTTTTGTAATTCCTAAAGATGAAAACAACTTAGTTGAGGTTAACGATATAACCAATAGTGATATTGATGTTAGTTCAACTGCATTAGATGCAAGTACAGTATTAGCAAGTCCTACTAAAAATTATTATTTAGGTTATCTTACTGGTGATGGAATACCCCCTAATGGAGCACCTTACGGATTTGGTATCACATTTCCAGGAGATTCAGTTCCAGGCCAATTTTTCCTTAGAACCGATTATCTTCCTAATAGATTGTTTAGATATGACGGCAAACATTGGATTAAATTTGAGGATAATGTTCGAATGACTAATAGCACATTAGGTGAAACACAAACTAATAATCCATTATTAGTAAGAAGAAAATTAAAAGCAGATTTTATTAATAATACTACAACTGCAACAATTGGTGGTGCAGTTGTTCAAGAAAAACAAGCATTAAGTAAAGTTCTAAAGGCTAGAGCAGATAATTAATATGCACATTTATAAACAATTTAAGGGGGCTTCGGTTTAACACCGTTGTACTAAATCGGATTATTTTTATGATGGCCAAGTACGCAGATACTTGACACAATTTATACAAATTATGAGCAACTTTGCTTATAAAGATGCCAAGGGGCAATTAGTTCGCGTTCCTGTTCGTTATGGAGATATGACTAGACAAGTTGGTCAAATTCTTAAAAAGAACAGTGAGAATACTATGCCAAGTGCTCCGTTTATTGCCTGTTACATTAAAGATATGCAATACGATTTAACAAGATTGCAGGATCCTACATTTATTAGCAAGGTTCAAATTAGAGAGAGAGACTTTAACGAAGAAACGGACCAATACTTAAATGTTCAAGGTAATAATTATACTATTGAACGAATTATGCCAAGTCCTTATAAAGTTACATTTTCAGCAGACATATGGTCTAGTAATACTGAACAAAAATTACAAATATGGGAACAGTTAGTAGTATTCTTTAATCCTAGTTTTGAAATTCAAACCACAGACAATTATATTGATTGGACTAGCTTATCAACTATAACATTAGAAAATCAAACATGGAGTAGCAGAACTATTCCACAGGGAATAAATGAAGATATTGATATTCTAAATATGTCATTTACTGCTCCCATATGGATTACTCCCCCTGCTAAGGTTAAAAAGTTGGGAATTGTTACAAAGATTATTTCTAATGTGTTTTCTGAAGATATTCGAGGAACGATAAGTTCTGAATACAGTTCTGTTGACGCTGCTGCAATGTTTGAAAATATAAGTCCCGATGCAGCAATAACTGTTACTCCTGGAAATTATGATCTATTAATTCTTAATAATACTGGTAGGCTAGTACATAGAAATGGACTTAAAGATGATATAGATATTACAAATCCATTAAACAGTGCCTCGTGGTTAAAATTGTTAGATTTGTATCCTGGTAAGTTTAGAGCCGGGTTAAGCCAACTAAGATTTACACAACCCGCAGGTAATGACGTTATTGCTTATATTAGCTTAGATCCAATTGATGAGTTTTCTATGATACTAAACATCGATATAGATACTATACCTAGTAATACAATTATTAGTGGTCGAGGAACTGTTGACGCAGTGATAAATCCTGAAACGTTTAGTCCTGTTAGTATTGCTGCTACTACACGATATTTAATATTAGAAGATATTAACATTAGTGATCAGTTCGGCCAAGCCGGATATGATGGTCCTGATGCTTGGAAAAATAATAACCTTAGTGATTTTCAAGCTCACGCTAACGACATAATAGAATGGAATGGCAGTGCATGGAGCATTGTATTCGATTCTACGGTAATATCAGCAGTGACTTATATAACTAACTCATATACAGGAACACAATACAAGTGGGTTGATGATTCCTGGAACAAAAGTTATGAAGGAATTTACGAAGCAAAATTATGGCGTCTAATATTGTAAATCAAGTTATTTGTAGTGGCGGAATGTTTCTTGCCAGGGATACTCAACGATTTTTATTTCTATTACGTACACAAGGCAAGACTGCAGGCACTTGGGGGCTAGTTGGTGGCAAAAAAGAACCTAGTGACAATACTGCCTATGATGCACTGACTAGAGAAATAGCAGAAGAAGTTGGCAAGACTCCCGCTATTAAAAAGATTATTCCTTTAGAATTGTTTGTCAGCAATGACCAACACTTTCAATATAATACCTACGTATTATTAGTTGATCGAGAATTCATTCCAACGCTTAACGAAGAACATTCTGGGTATTCTTGGTGTGATTATGAGAATTACCCTAAACCGCTACATATGGGTGTACGGAATTCTTTCACAAATAAGATTATTAGAGCTAAACTAGAATTATTGTTAGATTTGATCTAACACCTCTATGTTGATATAAACTGAATGTTACTAATTGCATTTGACCAGACATACTACATTTAAGTAAATATTATAGAGCCACTAGCAGTCCATGTAAATAAGGTATAAACAATACTGTCAATAGTAACTGTAGTTACAGTAGCCCCAGATGCGGTGTAAGTAGTATATGCATTTTGTTTGCAGCGCATAATCACACGTCCAGCAGCACCACCACCACCATATGCACCGAGACCGGTATAACCAAAAGAGGTGCCGGCACCTCCTCCTCCTCCACCTGCTGATCCAGGCGATGAACCAGCTGCTCCGGCGCCAGTCCCACCTAAATAAACTTTGTGACCTCCTCCACTTGCACCGTATGCATAAGTTACTCCAGTTATCGCAGAGTACACACCAGAGCCGCCTAAGGTAGATAACCCTGCGCCACCACTACCACCTCCTACCCCGCTAGTACCCGAACCACCAGGTGCATTTAATCCTACATTTGATCTAAAGTTTCCGGATATATAAGATGCACCGCCGGTGCCGCCAGGGGTTATAACCCAGCTGCTGCCATTCCATGTTTGCGAACCGCCGCCCGTACCACCTGCCACTGTTGCAGTATAGACAACATCGGTAACAATTACGTTACTGGTATCATAAACGGTTGCTCCATAACCAGCGTTACCTCCGCGACCATCGCCATAATATGTTCCCCCAGCACCGCCCCCACCAGCACCTATTACCAAAAGATTAATAGGAATTATTTTAGGAAATTTCCTACAATTTTGAAATGTGAATTGAAGTAATCCGGACATAATATTTTAATATGTTTAAGGTACTAAGCAAAAAATTGTATCGAGCCGCTATAGGTCCATTTAAATACGGAATACTGAATACCACTACGAACAATCGTAGTAACAACAGCATTGGTGGTGTAGGAAGTATAGTCGCTTGTTTTACAGCGAATGATAATAGTGCCCGGACCACCACCACCACCATACCCCCCGTTCTGATAGCCGGCCTGAGAAATACCACCGCCGCCCCCCGGCCCCCCGGCCCCTCCGCCGGTTGCAGTGACTCCGTCGCGCCAGCCAGCGGTCCCTCCGGCGCTTGCCCCTGACCTATAGTAAACTCCGTTGTCTCCATCGCCTGACGTAATGTAGTATAAGTTCCAATAACCATTTGCTGCCGCTCCAGTATTTGTAGATGTCAAGATCCCGCTTCCGCCAGTCCCTCCACTAGCACTACGGGTGGAATATGATTGAAATGTCGTTGACCCAAACGTTCCGCTTAAAGAAGACGTGCCGCCGGGATAGCCCGAGCCATTGCCAGGTGCACCGCCCGCACCGCCTCCGCCCACGGTTACACTATATGTAAAAATATCAGTACAAATTTTATCAGCACTTGTAAATATAGTAAACGTTCCGACTCCACTACCATTAGAGGAACTAGAATTTATACTAGCACCGTTCCCTGCACTTCCGCCATACCCGGAGGTTGTGTAGTAAGACTGCCCTCCAGCCCCGCCCCCTCCAGCCCCTACTATAAGATAATCAAAATTAATTAATCTATAATGTTTCCTCAAATTTTGAAATGTAGATTGTATTAGACCAGACATAATATTTTAATATGTTTAAGGTACTAAGTAAAATAATTAATTATGTTAAATTACTTCCGCTAATTAACCAGGTGGTACTTGCAATTTTAATTACAGTTGCTGAACCATACTGACTTAATGTTCTAGTCCCGGTAGATCCGAGTGGACTAAAGTACATAGTTTCAACCGACGTAATGGTTAAATTATTACTAGACATATTGATTATTGAAATAGCTGAACCAATTGCAAATGCTGTAGAAGTTGGAATAGTATATGTCTGCGCACCGAGAGTGCATAGTAAAAATTTACCAGCATCAGTAGTTTGAATAGTATATGTAGTATCTTGTTGATTTGGTGTAATAAGTGTGTTAACAGGACCAGTAGCACCTTGAATACCAGTAGCACCTTGAATACCAGTAGCACCAGTTAGTCCAGTAGCACCAGTTAGACCAGTAGCACCGTGAATACCAGTAGCACCAGTAGCACCAGTAGCACCAGTTAGACCAGTAGCACCAGTTAGTCCAGTAGCACCAGTTAGTCCAGTAGCACCAGTTAGACCAGTAGCCCCAGTAGCACCTTGAATACCAGTAGCACCAGTTAGACCAGTAGCACCAGTTAGACCAGTAGCACCAGTTAGACCAGTAGCACCTTGAATACCAGTAGCACCAGTTAGTCCAGTAGCACCTTGAATACCAGTAGCACCTTGAATACCAGTAGCACCTTGAATACCAGTAGCCCCAGGTATATTAGCACCGGTGGCACCAACCCCAGTAGCACCTTGAATACCAGTAGCACCAGAACCGGTAGCACCAGTTA